AATAGAAGTTGATAAGAAGCTTAGCCTTGGTGAAAATTTTTTAACTACAATATTTCATGAGATGGTGCACGTTAAACAGTATGTAAGAAAAGAATTATTTAGTGAATGCAACTTTTATAAAACTCGTGAAGAATATTTAAATCTACCATGGGAAATAGAAGCATATGAAATGCAGGAGGTATTATTAGAGCTATGGAATTCGAAGATCATCAGCAATCGGAAACAGAACTTTATCGTCGCGAACTTCTAAACAAAGAAGGTCATATCGAAATTCTTGAAAATAATATAAAAGAACTTCAAGGGCAATTACAACATGCTTATAAGCGAATCGATGATTTGCTTGCTCAAATTGAAAACACAAAAGTATGTGAATGTCCGCCAATTGTAGTAAGTGGTGTAGATGGTAACGGTAAACCATATTAAAAAAAGTGAAAAAAGTAAAATTAACTGTGTACATTACCTAAAAAATAGTGTATAATATATCTATCAAATGGAAAAGAGGAGTTTCATTATGTTTAGCAAATCACAAATCGAATTACAGGCTCATATCGAAGCAAAGAATGCTGAAGGTAAGAAGTGGATGGATGAGAATCCTGGTTCTTACTACGGCATGACTGTCACTGATCCTGCGCATTGGGCAGAGCAGGGTATTACTACTGTCGAGCAGTACGAATACCAAATGGAGTATCATGGTCTGTTTGACTATATTGCTAACTTGACATCAAAGGGCAATGCTCGGTATTTACTCAGCCTTTGCACCACTAAAGATGATCTTGACGTGGCATATGCCGAATTTAATTGTAATCATGAGGTGGCATAATGGCTAAATGTAAAACTACAGAAATGTTTGGTTCAATGTTTACCACTCATCCTATTTCACTATATGATAGTGGCGATGAACCTTCAGTATTAAAAGAATTCTTTGATATGCTGCGAAAAGATTATGAGGCTGCTGGAAAAAGTATAATTAATATGCAGACTTATTATAATAGTGGTTATAATAGTGCCACTGATAAAATTGAAGGTAACTCAGAATTTGGCATCGAAGTAGAGCATGTCTAAAAGTTTAGTAAGTGTGCTCCTGTCTCGCTCCTCTCTCAGTTGAGCATCTTCTAAAGCCTATAGTCGAGCGGTATAACGCGGTTAAGCCTGTAAACGACTTTAAAATTAAGACGCAGGTGGGAAGGTCGATGGTGCCCTCATAAGAAAACCGACTATGGAAAGTCCTGAGTATGACTAACTCGCGAGGTAAAAGTTAGAAGCAATGTCGCTTACTATACCACGTCAAGTGAAGAAGAGAAAACTGCTCATTTAATTTTGGTTCCGTAGCTCAATGGATAGAGCAACAGCCTTCTAAGCTGTGGGTTGGGAGTTCGAGTCTTCCCGGAATCGCCAATGCGGGTATAGTATAATGGCTATTACTACAGCCTTCCAAGCTGAAGATCGGAGTTCGACTCTCCGTACCCGCTCCAATTAAAAGAGGAGCATGTATGTTTAAGACTGATGGTGAAGTAATTGAGTCAATAAGTATTGGTAACAATAAATATGAATTGAGAAGTAATGGAATATATCTCTATTCTGAAAACCTTAAACAATGGAGTCCTTATGCAAGAAGACAACTTGATCGACACTGGGCAGGAATTAAAACCACGAGCAAAACGATTGAAAATGTCAGAGGCAGCTCGATCTCGAAGAAAAAGAAATAAGGCAATTATATCAGAAGTTCTTAAAAGGCGATATGCTAGAAATAAACGACTTCGAAAGAATAAATAAAGATAGGTTGGTCGCTTAATAGACCCGATAGTCCTTACTGTTAGGGACGACAACACAAAGGAGAATGCATCCAGCGTTTATAAGTTGGCTCTGCTTAATAAGAAAAGGGGAGCTTGAAAGCTCCCCTTTTTGTATACTATTTTCTAATTATAAATTCTGTTAAATCGTAATCAGCAATATTTGATGTAGTGATGATACTACCATTAGATAGCATAGCCATAAAGCTCGTATTTGCCGGAGTGCTAAATGTGAGTTGACGATCAACATCCATTGTATATGCATTATATCCTGGAGCGTGATAAGTAACAGTATCACCAATTGACCAATTTTGCACAAAGGTATTAGCAAATCTATATGGAAATTTATCTTTCTTTAATCCATCAGTACCAAGGTGAGTGTTCGCAATAAAGCTAGCTCCATCATCAACTCGAGTATTTTGGAATCCATATTGAATTGTATCTTTAAGAGCAGCTATAATATCAGCAAATGGATATACATCAGTGTTTCCAATAAGACTAATAATCTTTTCTTCTACATCAACTGAATAGAAACATTCGATATTTTCAAGTGGTTCAACTACTACTGATGAAGTAGTATGTCGAATATTTGTAAATCTCATATCAGTTTCAGCGTATCTCATCCAGTCATACCAACCAGATGCGTCACCTTCATATTTAAGAAGAGGACACTTAAGATTAATAATAATATTGCTACCATCGAGTTTATCTTCAGGAATAGATACTCTAGAACCGAGTCCACCTTTTGGAAGTTTTTTACCATGATGAAACGGTACAAAATTAATTCTATCTTTATAGCGTTTTAAAAGTGCAACCATAATATCGTTATTGGTAAAACCAGCTGGAATGTCTGATTTGTGTTCATCTTTCCAATGACTAATAAATGTAGCGTAATTTGTATTAGAAATTGCTGATAAGTTAAAGATACTTGGATGATGATAAACTGTTAAAGTATTTAAACGAGAACCAGTACCATTAGTAGCAATTGGGTCTAATTTTCGATAATCATCTAATGCTTTAATAAGAGCGGCAAGAGCTGAAATTTGATCTAAACTAATTCTGCTAAGTAATACACAAATTGGCTTACCTTTTGCAGCTAAAGATCTTGCTCTACTTTGTATGACATTTGCCAGCGTTCTATCAGCATGCGGCGATTCATGTGATAATGGCTGAATTGTTCTTACTTCGAAATTAAAATTTTCACTGCCCGCTCTATCTACTGCTGACCACATTCTATATTCAGTGGCTTTAGTTTTAAGAGTAGCAATTTCTGAAGTAATAGGATCGGTGTTTGAAACTACAGTTGGTGCTACTGCAGCTAATTCATCTAAAAATTCGTTTGTGTAAAAAATAACTGAATTGGTCATCTTGTGTTCTCCTTGATACATATCTACTCATAATATATAAAGCTATTTATAATAACAAAGAAAATCATAAAACGGTTTTGAACGAGTATACACCTCATTAAAGTATGGAGGTATTTCCTTAGAATCAAACGGTACTCTTTTAATATCTATGAGCTTTTCTACATATTCCTGTTCAATCCAAGGTCTAGTTTTTCCAGATTCAGTAATAAAAGAAAGAGATCCACTTAATTTTCTACTTTCTTCTGAAAGAGATGCAGTCTTAACTTTATTATCTCTATAGTCTTCATCACCAGCAACTGTAAAAATATAATCTTTAGCTGGTTGTTTATAAGTTTTCCAATTACCACCTATCTTAACTTTTTCGTTATGATAAGATATAGACCATTGATGCAGTTCTGGAGCATTATAAAATGGATACCAATTTTTAATATCAAATTGATCGCCGACTGGAACTTTACCAATAACTCTATAAACACATAAGTTCCATTTAAGTGTATAGTTTAACCACCAATAAAAATCAAATACACTCTTTACTTCAAATGGACAATATGATAATTGTTCTTCAATATAGTTAAACATTAAATCTTTATAATATTTTCCAACATTATTTACTGGAGATGATCTATGTAAATTTGCACCAGGTCCAAGCAAGTGTTCCCAATTTAAAATTGATTGATATGGTTGAATCATACTTGCAGGATTACTTGCTAAAATCATACTTCCGAAGATTTGATCGCCGCATTCCCCACTTGTTACTAGACTATCTTTAAGAGATCTTGGAATTTGAACATTAAATAATTCTGTCTCTGTACAAAGAACATTATCTTCAATTTGACTTACAAAATTTGCATGAAACTCTGGATATTCTAAAACGCTAGTGTCTGTGTATATAACCCTAAGTCTTTTTCTCCAATCATCACATGTTTCAATAAGAGCGCAAAGAGCACAAGTAGAATCAATTCCACCCGACCATGATACTGTAATTTTTTCATGATTCTTCCAAAGATTTTCTGCTACTGTACGAACAGTATCTGCAAAATTTGGAGTATTTGATTTGTATCCAGGAACTGGAATATAATTAAATTCTATATTTTTAAACTTATTATGTCTAACTCTATTAACTGGAGATAAACACAAAAGAAATGCGCCAATAAAAACTTGAGGCATGTATATACTCATTTCATCTTCTTCAATATAATTGAACATTGAATCAGTTGACTTGATATGCGACATTGGATAGAATTCTATTTTTTCTTTAAAAAATGGATCAATCATATGAATGAATTCTCTTTCAGTCTATAAGGGGTTATATCAAAGTCTGGTTCTAATATTTCAAATAAATCATTTAAACCGGCAACTGGAAAATGAGTTGATCTAATTACATTAATTAAACTTGAAACTTTAACTTTATTATTTTTATATTCTTCGTTTTTATCAAAAGAGTATATAAATTCTTTGGCGGGAAATTTATAACTTGACCAATCTTTTCCAATCTTTTGGTCTGGATTCAACATACTCCATCTTTCAAAAGATTCAGTCATAAAGAATTGTTTAAAATTTTCATTAAACCATTTTTGAGATATAATATCTATTCCAATAGTATCAGCCATAATCATAACTCTAAAATAAACATATTGCCATTTATAGCAAAAATTATACCACCACCAAAAGTCTTTAAAAGTTTTAACTTCGCATAATTGAGTATTTTTAATTTGACTATCCATAATACTGAACCATTTATTAGCTTCATAATTAGTCATTCCAACAGAAGTTAAAAAGTCTGTAATATTGGTAAGCGTGTATGGATCAAGTAAACTATCAAATCCTATATTAGAATTAATCTTTCTATAAATATCAGTTCCAAATAATTGATCAGCTCCTTCTCCACTAACTAGTATATTATCAAACCTAATAGATACTAAAGCTTCGTGTGGTGGTAATGTTTCTACTTTACCTCGTATATACTTGTAATAAAAATTCGGGTTTTCTCGTATAGAATGTATAGACATTCCAACTTTCAAGCAAGAATAATCTCCATCACACGCTTGAAGTAAAGCAGCTAAAACGCATGTACTATCAATTCCACCAGACCACATAACCACTAAAGGCTTTTGAACAGATCTACTGTGATTTACAAGTTCTATTCCTCTTTCAATACATAAATCATTAAATGATGGATTATGTATAACGCCATCTAAACTTGCTACTGGCATGATTACTTTAAAATCATATGGCGTTTTAACATAGCCAGTTCTATCACATATATTTTGAACAGTAAGCCTGCCAATAAGTTTACTAATACTTAAATAATCTTTAACATCTGCTGATGGTGGATTTATTAAATCTTTAGTATAAATTTGAGAATCAGAAGTACATAAAAACAGCTTACTCATCGCGATTAGTTCCACCACCATTTAATAGCATAAGCTTTAAATATATTTTTAGTTCTTTCCATTCTTCTGGAAGATTACAATTCATAGCTTTTTCTACTATTTGATGCCAGATAGCCATAGTTTGCATTTGAGCTCTTTCAAGACTATCAATATCTCTTTTAATTTCTTCATAACATGTTTTTAAATCAGTAGTTTGATAAGAAGCATACATTTTAAGATTAGGAGAGTATGTATTAGTTGATGGATCACACTTCTTAAGTTCTTCTGTAATTGTTGTTTGATATCTATCAGCCATTCCAGTTAAAGTAGCTTTGTGTGGAGAGCCATATGACATAAGATATTGAAATAAATGTTCAAGTTGAAATACTTCTTCAAAAACCGTTTCTCTAAATTTTCGCCATTCACTCGTGAAGAATTCTGCTTCCATTGGTTCTACTGGAAAATAAGCTTTATCCCGATAAGTATAACCTATACTTAAATTATTAATTTCAATTTCTGAAGATCTACTATAAATTGAACCTCTAAAATATGGATATGTAATTCTTAACGATAAATGAGAATGCTTTAAAAGAACAGCATGGGCTGATTCCGGAATCATAGTAGATCTAATAATACCGTCATTTCTATCATCTATAATTAGATATATTGGCATCCCAGGAGAATCTGGAATTCCACTACCGGATACCGATTGTCTCATTTTACTTCCTATCAGTCAAATAAGTTCTATTTAACATTGTATGGTTATCATCAGTTGGTCCCCAATCTCCATCTGGATGATACGCAATAACTCTCATTGATTCGTCTTGAGTAGTAAATCTATGATATTCTCGTTCTTCAATACAAAAGAGATCTCCAGCTTTGAGATCAATAACCTCATCTTTAAGAGAAGCTCTACCACTTCCACTCGCAACACATCCTAAACGTACACTTGGGTGAATATGAAAGCTTTGATCAATGCCCGGTGGAAAATATAGTAAGTTCATGCTTGGGTCACCTAGTCTACTTGGATAGATTAATAGACTATCACTACACCCATCAATATAGCAAAGCCGGCCAGTATCTTCAATTGGACCACCCAAGTTATTTTGGTGGATATGACCCAATCGAGTAAAGAAAACAGCAAAGCCGCCTGAATGAACCCAAACTTTTTCTTCACTTGCAGAAGAATAAGAAAAGTATTCCCCGGCTTTCGCTTCCCATCCATTTGGTAGTTCTACAGCTCCTTCAAAAACGTATCCATACATCGTACTATATGGAATAGTATAAACTAAACCATCGGTCATTTTTTGACCTTTGCTAGGATACATAGTTCCCAGCATATCAATTGTACCTACGCTTTTAATTATTTTCATTTTTTGTACTCTCTATAAAGGCTTTTTGTTTTTCAAGATTTCTATTATCTTGATGTTTCCATTTACGTGTGTCTTCATTCGTTTCTTTATCTAAAAACCGATACATATAGCCACCTGGTGGATTGACTAGTAATTCCCAATAGATACTATCTTGATCTACTACGTAAATAAAATAAGTACCGTGTCCATGTGTTGGAGCTGTTATCTTTTGAATTTTGTATTCTTCTATAATTTCTGGCTGGGATAAAATATCATACGCCTTTTGAATATCTTCTTCATTAGCCATATCAATACCAAAGTGATGATTTACTTTATCGGCATTTAACGATTGAGGAGCATCATAATTTTGAATAGCACTAAAACAAAAATCACCACCCATTCGAAATGAAGCTGAATTATCACTCGTTTGAACTGGTTCAAATCCAAAAAGTTCTGTTAAAAACTTAATAGTGTGTTGAAGATCTGAACATGGAATTGTTCCATGAGACAGAAAAACACAATTTGGTACTATACTCATTTTTTAATATCCTAATTTAAAGTTATCATTTTCATCTAGATAGATATATCGATTTTGATATACACCATATCTAATTTCTGGTTGTGCCAATTGCATTGACGCATATTTTTGAAGCACGTAAACATCTTCATTGTTTTGGTATTTAAAAATATAGTCTTTCATTGGCATCTTATAGTTTTCCCATTTATAATCTGGGCACTTTGTTTCTGCGGTATTATTCATAGTCCATGCTTCAAATAATGGACATAGAAAATAATGATACATGTGTGGCTGAATTTTACCAGAAAAGAGTTCCATTCTATATTGAACAACTTGCCATTTCCAAACAAAAGTTACCCACCACATAGCATCATAATTAGTTTTAAGTTGACCTGGAAAACGATCTAATACGTGTTTAACTGGAACTTTGTAATGATCCGGCCATTTATATAATGGTTCAGGGTTCATCATAAATGGAGTAAAAGTATCATCATCGACACCTTCTCCAATATTATGAAATGACTTATTCATATCAACTAGAATTTTACGAAAAGAAATAGTACCCATCATTTGAGCACCACATTCTCCAGTTACAACTATATTATCTGGACCATCAAAGTGCAACCATCTCAATGGATGATCAACATATTCCATAGTCACGTTTGGATTGTTGATTAGAACATCTTGATAAAAATTAGGATTCTCCATTTTTGAAGATGCTGTATGAATACATTTAAAATTAATATTAGCTTTTAAAAGAGCAACAGCAATTGATGTTGAATCCCAACCACCAGACCAGAGTAGTGCAATTGGCTTTCCAATTCTAACTTGTTCTTTTGCTAAATCTAAAGCTCTTTGCTCCATACAAGTTTCAAAGTCACCAGGATTAGCTGGCATACTTGTTGGTAATGGATCTTTTATATGATAAGCAAAACCCAAATCTGATTCTTGAGTTCTATCGATAAAGCGTCCAGTAAAATAATCAATTAAAGGATGGACTCTATCTTTATATAGAGAGCTTGGTGGTAGAACATAACGTAACATTATATATTATACTTGTCCTTATAGAGTTGACGTGTATTCATTAGATCATCGATATATTTATATTTTTTTCTAACAAATATCTGCGGCTGATTAGTATCTTCGCATGCAATAATAATTACAATATGTTCAATAGGAACATTATGCATTTCTTCAAACATCATAGCATAAGCAGTTGTTTGTTGAAAATAACTACTAATCCATTCTGGTTTTTTTTCTTTTTTACTGGTTTTAAAATCAATAATTGCAGGTTTACCTAAAAACTTAGCAATCAAATCGCATCTACCGGCTGTTTGTAATTTATCAGAATATAATGTTACTTCTTGTGCAAATATATCAGTTACATATTCATCTAAAGCTGATTTTATTTGATTAAACATTTCAACATCATTTGGCATGCACGCACTAGTAAATGGACTATCGTTATTAAGATATGCTTCACACATATTATGAATCTTAGTACCACGAGTTGCAGCCTTACGACCAATTTTATTGGCTTCTTCTTCTCCAACTCTTGCTTTCCACTTAGCAATACTATCTTCACTAAGTACCGATAAAACAGACGTAATTGATGGATATTGTTTTCCTTGTGGAGTTACATATAATCTAGGAGATCCTTTACCATCTCCTTCAATCACATTTAATTTCACAGAATCATAACCCTGTAAATGCATAAACATAATATTATTTTCCGTATTCTAGTATAAATTGTTTCTTAACAAATGTTCTAAGTTTTTTTGGAACAAGTTTAGTCTTATCTGGACTATAAAGAAGAGCCATAGGTTCTCCTTGTTTGAAGTGATAAACTTCATCTTTCTTTTCTATGAAAACTAAAACGCTAAATCCAAGTCCTCTATTGTTATCATGTAATTTGACAACGCCTGGACAAACAGTATAAGGCTGTTCTTTCCAATATATTGGATCCATAAAAATAAGAGTGTTACCTTTACCTGCCATAAGGTATGGTAATTCAAATTTGAATACTAAGTATTTATCTGTAATTGGACTAACCATTTGTTCTGAATTGTGATTCATAATGTTTATGATATTTTCAGAACTTGGTACTTTCCAAGTAAAACCTCCATCTGCTTTTGTCTCTAAAAGCACATCACATGGAAATTTAATTAGATATGAATTGGAAAATAGATCTCTAAAGCCTGGGCACGCTTTAACAGTTGTAAAAGCTTCGGCTTGAAGCTTCTGTGGCTGTGTTAAGCGTGCCCAATAGTCTTTAACAGATTTTGCACCTCGTAAAAAGAAGCCTTTATTTTTCCACCAAGCGGGTGGTGTAGTATTACAAGGCGTGCAAACATCCTTAATAAAATCTAAATCAAAATCGCCTTTTGGCGCATAATAAAAGTTTTTCATTTACATTCCGTGTTTAGCTCGTTCAATTATATATTGTTTAACTAATGGGCTTCTAACAATATCAGATATATTAAATTCTATAGAATCAAAGAAGTTCATATTATTAATAATTTTCATAAACTCTCCAAGACCATCTCTTTCATTTTCGTATTTAAAATCGCTTTGTCTATAATCTCCAGAGAAAATAATTTGACAATTATCTCCCATTCTGGTTATAATAGAATCTAATTCATGAAAAGTCATATTTTGACATTCATCTACTAGAACAATACTATTATTTAAAGTGATACCTCTTACAAAAGAAGTAGAGGTAAATTCAACCAAACCCTTTCCTTTCAGGATTTGATATGCATCACCTCTTCCAAATAATTCAGTGCATATAGCAGTATAAGGAGCTTCATATACTTTAGTTTTTTCAGCCATACTTCCAGGTAAGAAACCCATATCTCTTGTTGGTACTACTGATCTAACTACTACAAGTTTTTCTTTATTTGTCCTATTTTCAATGATGTCTTTTAATGCGAGATACATGGATATGAAGGTTTTGCCAGTACCTGCCCAACCATGTAATAAGATATTTTGGCCTTCATAAAACGAATCAGTAACTAATGCTTGTGTTGCAGTTCTTGGTTCAATATTTCTAATATTTAAACCAGATTGAGTTTGCGTTTGTTGCCTATTTCGTTTTTTCTTTTTTCCCTTTTGTATTTGAAAGATGTTGTGAGGTAGATTGTCATCGTCTAGTTGGGTGTCAAACATACGATTTTCGTATCCTCTTGGCATATCATTTCCTTTATGTGTGGGGATCTGCCGCTCTTTTATTCCTCCATTTTTCTACAGCCTGTCTAGTCTTAACAGTTCTCACGCCTTTATCACCCCGTTCTGCAGCTAGAGCGGAGTTAGGATTTGAAGCGGCAATACGATCTAGATGATCGTTCCAGCCGGATGAGTTTTTGAAATTATTACCCTCGCCTGTAACAAGAGTAATGGCGGTGATGACAGGTTTAACATCAGGATTTGCTTCTAGAAACTTGACTTTCTCAGAATATGGCATGATGTCGTCCCATTGTTCTCCAGTCTTTTCATTTTTAAAGGTGTATATTGGCATTAAAACCTTCCATCATTTTTATTTATACATGAAACCATTCCGGAACTTCCCTCTTTGTCCACACAGCAAAACTCTTTTTTGCGACATTGTAATAGTTCCTATAAGAATTAATAGGATCTTCTTCAATAATACATTCTGGATATGCACTCATAGCAATTGGAAATTTGCTACGAGGTCCTGGTTTAATATTTTTTGGTAAATTAGCAAGTACACTTCCAATATTATTATTAGTGAAGGCACCATGAGTCTTTCCATATCTATATGTATATTCTTCAGATAAAGCAACATAATGTAGATAATGCCAAACATAATTTCCTGATGTTTCGCATGTCCAAACTGTACAAGGATGGTGCATATGAACCGATGCCATAAGTGAATGTTCACGATGATCTGCAAGTTTCCATGCTTTAATCATACGTTTACCGGATTTTGATGGTTTCTTATATTCTATACCATCAAGTAATCTATGGGCTGTTGATAGCATTTGTGCAGATTCAGTAACCATTTTTACTACATGCTTATCACACATAGATCGAGCTGCTTCGACTGCGTCATCACTTAATGCAAAAATATTCATCGATAATGTTCTCCACCCAGCCATCCAACAATACTGTATCTATTTCCAGCAGTTACTGGTTTGACTTTGTGCAAAATATAAGAAGGAAAAAAGATAATAGTACCAGGACTAACTGGAACAATTTCTTCTTTAGGAGCAGTTTTAAAAGCAAGTTCACCACCCTCATCTGCATTTTGAAGAATGAGAGAAAATGATAATTTTCTAAGTGATGGTTTCATTTGGCCAATATCAAGATGCCAATCGTAATGACCACCATCCGGACCATAATGAGAAAATTGAAGAGGCTCTTGAAAACCGCCAACATCCATTCTCCATCTGTAGGTATTAGCTTCTTGGGCATAGTGTCCAATGCGATCATACATCCAGAGATTCTGACCAGTTGGGTATATCCAACTTACATCAGATTTACGTTGTGTTGGGTTTAACTCTATTTCAGTTGTTTTGCCAACTACTGCTTCTTGAGTTTCAGTCTCTTTAAATGTATCCATAAGCACGTTACATTCTTCAAGAGTAAATGCATCTGAATACCAAGCCATAGATGACCATTGCTCTAGATATGGAGCGCCAATTCCATATCTAGATTTAATTTCAGTTGTTCCTACGTGCGGCATTTCGATCTAACCACTTCTCAAAATCTTCATAAAAACATCCACGAATATTTTGTTGATTTATAACTTTATAAGCATGACCAGGTTTAAATATAAAAACAAAATTAACTTCTGGATTTTTAGTTGCAACATATTCTAGATACTTAACTCTACGAATACTATCGCTATACGAAGTTGCAGTTTCAGGACCATAATTCTTAGTTCCTTTATACATATTATCTAGACCTTCAGTTCCTATCATAAGGAAGTCAAAACCCAGACAATATAATGTAGTGGCACCCATCTTAATAGCTTCAAGCATAGCATTCATACCAGCATTTGAACGTGGTCGCATTGGATTACATTCTGCCGGTTCATATCTTTCATCTTCTGGTGGAAACAAACATCGATTTGACGGGAATGAACCCATCTCAATTTCTTTAATGATTCCATCATCAATAGCAACAATGTAGTCTGGCCATAAAGAATTATCACGGGCTGCAGCATTACAGCCAATAGTTATTCCATCTTCTTTTTTAATCTTTTTAAGATCGAAGTCTCGCCTAGACGTTCCATTACCGATAATAAAGGCAGTTTTCATTCACCCCAATCCTTAGCCATATTAGGAAATGCATCAGATACAAGAGCTTTAGTAATACCTTTATATGGCATTTTACCATCTTTGATATTACAAATAAGTTCTGCATCATTCTTATCAAGACCTTCTAAAAATTGAGCAAAGAGTTGTTCCCTGCGCATTGGACGAAGATCTTTGTATTCTTGTGATTCAACAAAAATCCATAGTCTACGATATTCAGAATAAAGTACACCTTGTAAATCTTCGGCAGATTGAGTCTTCTTATATGGAGGAGATCCTTCAGGTAGTAGCCATTTAATTTTTGGATCAAAACAAAATCCGAGTACTGCTTTAAGCGCAGCTGAACTATTATCCTGAAGATGTTTTAGTCTAGAATAGCGCTTATCCATCTTGGATGCTTCTTCTAAAATTTCTGAAATACTTTTTTGCATTTAAAACTCCTGTATAGAATCCATAAGATTCCTTAATTGTTTTTCGACGAAATAATTAAAAAGCAAACTACGATCATTTGTTTCATAATTTTCATAGACATTAAGAATTTCATCTTGAATTTCTGCTGGAATAAAATCTAGACAAACTAGTTGTTCATTCCTACGATATCCTCTTAGCATGCGCTCATCACAGAACTCTTCGGGTTGCATACCATTCCACATATCAATCTTTTTGGTTGACACTGGCTTTTGGCGCTTCCCATTAACAAAGGTATCGTCATCTGATAGAAAATTAGGAACACCGTCACCGCGGTCTCCTTTTAAGATATGCTCATGTATATACCTTGCAGGATTACTGCAACGTACAAATTTCTTTTGAATTGGACTATATTGATCTACATTAGCATATTTTTGTAATTGAACAAAATCTTTATCTGAAGACAGAATAAGAATTGGATCTGGGTTTGATCCATTATTTAGAATACCCAAGTGTCCATACTTATGGCAGATAGCTGCAATTACATCATCAGCTTCGGCCCCATGAACTTGAACTACTTTATATGGAAATGTTTCCTTAATCTCATCTTTGATATGTTTAAGAACATCAAAGATCATATGCCAATCTAAATCAGATGCTTCACGATCTTTTTTTCGACTAGCTTTGTAATATGGAAATACTTCTTTACGCCAATAATGACGATCATCGCAACAGATAACTAGTTCACCGTACTTAGAAGTAAATTTGCTTCTATACATACGAAGAGTATTTAGAACCTGATGTCTAATGAGATCTTCGTTTAGATTACCGTCAAAGTACTTACTTTTGATGGTAACCATTAGGTTGCTGATCATAACCTGATTCAAGTCTACGAGTATCATATTATCTCAAACCTTTTGTTTCTATATTATAATAAGATTATAATACAAAAACCATAAAATGTAAACGACTAATCACTTGGATCGTGATCATCTTCTTCTTCGAATAATTCACTAATATCCTCATGAAATTGATCAATTATATTCTGTATATGAGGAGTGAATGGATGTTCTACATTAATAGTAGTATATAAACATGATCTTAATGCTTCTAGAACATATGAATAATGCGCAATAAATTCTTGGTTTCTTGCAGGAAACCCATGATATAAGATTTTATGATAAACTTCATTGCCTATATCTTCAATAACCTTGTCAACAAACTCACGCTTTCTATCTGCCATCTCCTTAGCCATTGCGTCAGGCGGAGCAAGTTCAGGCTTTGCCATTCGTTCTTTTGGAAACGAAATGACATTGTTTGAAGCTAGATTATTTTTCATGATTCGATCTTTAGTAGTATCATATTCTTATTTATGCGATCTTTCGGACGACTACCTTTGGTTGTAAGTGTATCCATAAACTTAGGAAGAGCACGTTTATTAGTACTCATAAATGCTTGTAGAGTCTCTTCTGGTTTACGAAGTTTCTTTTTAGTTGATGAACCATCACTCCATTCCATAATAGTAGTACCTTTAATAACCAACCCAGGCCCTGGAGTAATTGCTCGATACACAGAGAGTTCCCTGTTAGAAGTATCAAATACCCATAGGGCCTGAGCTCCAATGATATCTGTAGGGGATACAGATGCCAATTTAAATTCATCAGATTTTTCTAGATATTTTAAGCCTTTAACTTGCTTCTCTAGAGTTGGAGCTTTTTTAACTCGAGTCTTACGTACAGTTTTAGCAACATCAGAATATCGAATCAAATCATTCATAAAGGTTTCTAGAAATTTAAGATAACCTTTTTGCTGTCTCTTATTTAGATGGCTATATCCTTCAATTAATTGATCGCACGTGCCAGCTAAAAGTTCACGAATTTCTTCTAGAACTGGATTATAAAAATCAATAATTGGTTTTACATTATTTGGTTTCACATCATTTTTCTGTAACCAAGTATAGCAGTCAAATTCCATTTTATATCCAGAATCATAGTATTCATCTAGAATGCCTTCGAGTTCTGCAATATGTCCATTGATAATTTGTTGAGTACGCTCTTGAATAGATAAAACTCGTTTAATTGGAACATCAAGCTTTTCTTCTACCTTTTCAGCTAGAGCCTTTTCACCGAGTTCTAAAAGTTCAGCTAATCGATTATCAAAATACTTTTGACGATCTTCACCAAACACAAAGCCATTAGCTTTTAACTGACACAACGCACTAAAGTTGGTACCAATCTTCCACTCAGGAAGAGCTTTAAGCTTTTGGGTAATAGTCTTATCCTTTTTAAAATAAGGAAGACATAATTTATTTACAGCTTCTTTTGATCCATAAAAATAGTTATACCAAGTAGAAGCATAGCTTAGAGCTTTAGCATCTTTTTCAGCATCACCAGTAGGCATAGGTTCAGTACCCATAAACTTTTCATCGGCACTACGTGGACCTAGACGAGGTTTTGCTTTTTTAAACTTTTTACCTCTAAGTGCTGTTAAAGCCATCCTCAATTCTCCTCTAATTCATTTACAAAATTTTGAATATCTGATTGATTAGGAAACTCTAAGTCAAGAAAATCATAATCAATAGTATCACCTTCTGGATTAAGTAGGGTATGAACTATTTTCATTTCCTTTTGATCAGTCCAGGTTGCATAGTATCGATATGTGCCCTTTACACCATGTACACTGAAAGCGTAATAGCATGGACTTGGTTCGGCGTGCTTATTAAGATAATGCCGCATTGATTGTCTCCTTTAAAATATCAAGACTATGTTCATTGGCTTGATATCGTATACCAATACCACCAGCTTTGATCCAACGATCGATATTCTGATGACGATCATCAATTAGAATATTAGGCGTACCATCAGAATTAACAGCATATTTTTCTTTACGACCAGTAAAGATTGCTTCTTTTGGAGAATAGCCTTTTTCAGATAACCACTTCTGTTTCCAATAAGAGCTATTATCATAATCGCCTCTAAGTGGAGATGATAGAATACACCATGTGCTATCAGTTGTATCATCAACAAAATCAATTAGATCATCAGAGGTTTTAAACTTAGGAAGCCTACCAAAGAAGTCAGTACCCTGAAGAGATTTGATTGATGCTTCTTTATCTTTAATCTCTTTCCAATGAGTAACACCTTCAACTTTAGCAAGTTCTGCAAAGAAGTCAGCAATCACACCATCCATATCTACGTATATCGTCATTATTTTTTTATTTCCTTTCTTTATCATAGTTAGATTCTATCATAAAACAAGGCAAATGTAAACAAAAAAATGCACTAAAATATAGTGCATTTTCAATAGGTTGTGAAATAAATTATTTTCTAGATAAAAGATGTTCGAGCAAACCATTCCATTCAATGGCTCTCCTATCCCAATTATACATGTTATCAGTCCACATTTTTTGAAAGGTAAGTTTATTTTGCATATCTTCAGCTTGAATATTTTGAATAGTCATTTGAAGAACATGAGCAAAAGTATTAGCATGACGTTGAATATTCTCATCAAACTGATACATCATACCAAACCCACCAAGAGTTTCATATAAGCATGCATGATTGTTAGTTACTACCGCGCAACGAGCACTCATTGCTTCCATAGCTGAAATGCAACCAGTCTCAGGCCAAATATTTGGATAAGCGTAAATATGAGCTTCTTGTAAAGCTTTACGAATTACATCATTTGGTTGTGCGCCATGATAAGTCATATTAGGATGTTGGCGAATTTTCTCAAACAATGGTTCATATGGAGCATCTGATGAAGCTCGGTTATAGATTGAAAAAGATGAATAAACATCTAAATGAATCTTAGGCATATTTGGAATAGTACATAAATGCTCAAATACCGGAACCAATAATTCTAATCCACGATGTGGAGTAGTATGATAGATGAGTCTGATCACGCTCATATCTTTTTGGTGTGGGTCAATAGGATCAATTGCATTCAGCATCACAGCTGATTCATTTGATCTCACACCATGTGCCATCATATATGAATTCATTTGATGATTAGATACAAAGACAAGTTTAGCAAACCTTTGTCTGCTATTCTCATCCTTTAGATGTTGAGATTCTGGATCATCCCATGTGTCGTGTAACCAAAGAATATTTGGTCTATTCTCATCTAAAGCTCTTACTCTTGAGCAAATGAAGTTAAATGCGCTAGTAAGATTTGGGTCACACCGCTCCATTAGCTTATCATACATCATTTCAGTTCCGCCTTTGGATCCACTAATGGTACCAGCATCTGTTACAGTGCCACCACTAAAAGCAAAGGTCTTAGGACCATCATCGATGATATTAAGCTTTGTCATAAAGAGGGCCTTCAATTACATATGAGCTTGGAGTCATAGGAACTTCTACAGAAATTAGATTATCCCAGATGAAAGAACGCCATCCTTCATTTTCCGTATCCCATACTGCAAGAACAGTATTAGCGGTTGGCTTTCTTTGCGTTGAAGTAAGTGATGTGTCATCTTGAAAATAAGATGGTTCTAGAGTTCCCATAAGTACTCGAGTGCTACCATCCTTTTTTTGAAATTGAATACGACATACGCCTTCAGCAAGAAAGCTTTTTACTTCATTAATTTGGCTGAACATAATATTGAACCCTCACATTTACATAATTGCCTTGAACATAATTACGAGTAGTTTGAAATGAACCACTAGTTCCATCGGGTGTACGCCAAGAAACAACATTACCCATGAACACTTGCTCTTCAGTAAAATTGTATCGTGTTACACATGTACGAACTGGAACAGAGGTTGTTGAACCATAATTGTTATTATGGCGTCTGCCAATCACACTACCCATTAGAACACCAGCACCGGTAGTTACGGCTTTGCCATTCCCTTTACCAAACTGGTTACCGATCACACCGCCAATAATACCACCAATTACTTGATTAGTAATATCATCATCAGAAGAACCAGTTGTCTGATTTTGATATGTTACTTGGCAATCTTGATATGGATGTTGAACAGTTTGAGTTTTATACTGAGGTACAACACTTGTGATCTCAGCTCGAATAAGTCTTGAATCAGCCACAGCAGGAATAGCTGAACAAGCCATTACACTTAGTACTAAGCTAGTTGCTACGATATGCTTCATCTTATTCTCCTTCAGTTGTTGCCATAATCTTTGGTCGATGTCCTGGACGTCCCCATACTTGGGAAGCAGGAACTCTAATCATACGTTTGGCTGTTTCATTTTTATTTGGATTTTGAATAGTCAACATTACGTTTTTATTCTGCATCCAAGCGTCATGCTGATTTCGAATTCGTTCAACTCCACGATTTTCAATATAATCACGACGCATAGCTTTTACCACAGATCGTTTCACATTCGAGCGTTCACCTTTTGAGGTGTAATGTTTACCCGAACTTTTTTTGCCTTTTGCCATTTATTTAGCATCCTTGTTTTAATTTATAGTTAGATTCTAACATACTTTTATGCAAATGTAAACGTTTATTTTCACTTTTTTGTAACTTTTTCACAAGCCAT